TACACTTACCCTTTCTACAAATCTAGGATGAGTTTTTTTACTACCTTTGCCTGTTGAAAAGTAATCAGTTTTCTTAAGACCCCAATTGCACCACCTAGTATTGATTGTTTCAAATTCGATATTATAAAAAGCGTTTCTTAACATTTCCTGATCTATGTACCAGTATGCACCTTTGGAAAATGCATCTTGTAACAAACTCGAAAAGGTATGTTTAAAATGTTCCCCAGCATCGCCGGTTCCTAAACTAATACAACTAGCAATTAGAGTATTTGGATCTTTGGGCTTCCTCATTCCTCGCGGTTTAATTGTTACTTCTTTGAATTCTTCTAAAGAAAATTCGTTAAACAGTATTGCATCAGCGTCAATTTGTAATACAAATTGATTTTTTTGAAATAGCTCTGCTAACTTTAAAAATCTTGCACAACTAAAATAAATTATTTCTTTGATTTTATATTCATTGTCGGTTTTTAATAACTCTTTGTTTGTATTTAATTTACCGTTATCAGTTGCTAATACAATAGAATTTATGAAATCATCTGAAATAGTTTCATATGTATAAGAAACACGTTTGTGATGAAACAACTCAGTAGGCGGTTTATATAAAACCAAATGCACATGCACACCGATCCAAGAAATAGTATTCACAATACTTTTAATTAACGGTATTCCGTGTTCTTGGTAATATAAAGAGTCGCAAGAAAAATAAATCACATGCTTTTGTGTAGATCTAATTCCTTGCAACTTGGGGAATTTCATAGTGTGGCGTCTTCCATTCCCGCAACTCGAAGTTTTACAATATTGGTTATTTGCCATTGTTTTTGATCTAATGCTTTTAAAACGCCAAGCCATTTATTTCGTATCAGTGCAAATTCGTTGATAATTTTTTCGTAGTCAACAACATCGGCTTCACCGTCAACGTATTTTTCAACATCTCTACTGGACAGTGCTCGTTGATAATTTTCTAAATATTTTTTAAAAAATACACTGCGTAATCGGCGTAACTCAATGTTCAAGTATTCTAGTATTGCTTCAATTTCTTGAAGTTGATTAAATCTGTGTTCTACTATTCCCGGCAATTCTGCCGAAGTTCGCTCGATATTTCCTTTGATCTTTACTTCAAGACGAGCTGTTACTAGCTCGTCTTCAAAGTATTGTATTGCATTGGGAATTTTTGAAATGTCTCTAGATACTTCGGAATACCATCCCATATTATTACTCGTCGTCCTCGTTGTTTTCAGAATCTAGGTCAAGATAGTAGTTGATTGCATCGTCTAAATGCCCGTCAACTCCAATTAAACTATGAAAAGTTTCATCTGAAACTCCATAATCTGCTAGTATGTCAACAAACTTTTCAGCAGTAATAGCTACAGTTTTTTTATCGGCATATTCTTTAAATAACATCCAAATATCTGCAATCTGTTCTTCGTTCATAAATTATTCCTCGCTATGGGTTAGTTCTGCTTCTTTTTCAGCTTCGTTGATATTTACCAACGACACTTTTTTATTAGGCATATCTTCCATAACACGATCTAATAAACTTCCAGCCCAATTTTTACGATACTCAAGCATTATTTCTCCCTGGCTTGTAACATATTGGTACCTGTTGCCTACTTTTTCAAATAAGCCATATTTTTCAAATAAATCAAACAATCCGCTGTAAGGATCCATTCCTGTTTCATAAGGAATCTTAATCTGTACACCTTCGAATGGTTTTGAATAGCGTGTTTTCATAACTTTACACGCTGCTCGAATACCATGCACTTCAGATGTTTTATTACCATCCTCGTCTTCTTTTAGCTTTAATTTTTTAATAGCTACAACAATTGACGATGCGTAAATAAAACCAGATCCACCACTGATCTTATCATCCGGATCAAACATGTCTTGACTTGCATAAGTATGGTTGGTTGCTACCAAGCCTACGTTTGCATTTCCAAACATATTAACACAGTTAGTAACAAGAGCTTTAAGTGCTTTTGCTTTACGACCCATGTCACCTTTCATATCACCAGCATCAAACTGATTGATTTCTGTAGGTGTCATAAGCATACCCAACGAATCGATTACAAACAATACTTTGGGTCTATCTGTTGCAGATAATTCACGATAGTCTTTCATGAATGTTGAAATTGTTTTTGCAACGTCGTCAATCATTGCCATATTAAGTTTTAACAACTTCTCTTCACTGGTATCTACTCCTAGTGCGGTTAACCATGATTCGTCAAGTGCATTTTCAGAATCTACAAGAATAACATAGATGCCTTGTTTTTGTGCATCTTTTATAATGTTTCCTGAACAAATGTAAGATTTGCCTGCACCGGATTCACCTGCAAATACCGACACTTTTCCCAATGGAACACCTTTTTGGAAATCTCCGCTGATAAGATAATTCAAAGCAAAGCTGCCTGTGGAAATCCAGTCAGTGGGATCGTTAAAACCGGCACTCATGCCGGTTATAGATTTTGTCAAACTGTTTCTAAATTTACTTGGATCGAATGTTTTAGATGCCATTAAGCGTCTCTTTTAATGTTTATAGCATCGCGAACAAGTGCAATTAGTTCATCTTCTGTTGAACAAAGAACTTTTGCAGCTTCCCAATTGTCTACGGAATTTTTTCCATTAGCTTCAACCATAAAGCCATTGTCATACATGTATACAATGAACGATTCATTGATGTTAGAAAGTTTGTCGCTGATTTTTGTAATTTTATCCATAATTATCTCCTGTGAAAAAAGTAGTAGGGGAAAACTCCCCTACTGTTTATTGATTTTGACGAGCACGTATTTTTGCAAGAATGTCTTGTGCGCTAGCATTTCCGGCTAATGAGTTTTCAGTCTCAACTGCCTTTGGTTTTACTGGTGCACTAGGCTTAACTTGAACTTCGACTTCAACATCGTCAACGTCGTCTACAACTATTGCTTTTTTACCAGTGTTTGCTACAGGATCACCAGTCTTTGCTGATACTCCTGCTGGTCTAAAATACTGACCCCAACGATCGGTATCGTAAGCTTCGCCGTCAACACTTGCTTCAAACATTTCTGAAAGAACTTTAAGTTCAATCTCTGTCGGTTTCTTTGGCAAGAAATCAGAAAGATTAAACAACCCGTGTGTATTGATTGCTTGCATTTCAGCGTCCGACAATGGCCGGCTTCTGCGAGCCCAGTTTGATGCTCCATAGTCAGCAAAGCCGCCTTTGCTGCCTTTGTTAAGTCTAAAATCAACGCCAGCAGTATAGTCTGTTGGAAGTTCTTCCATGTCAGGATCCATTAATGCTGCTTTGATAAGTTGGAAAATTTGTGGACCAATAATAAATCTACGAATTGGATTTTCCGGATGATTGTCTTCTTTTAGTGGATTATCAGTAACAAAACCTTGGAAAAGATAACTACGCTTTTTCCAATACTTACGACCCATATCTTCCAATGTAGGATCCTTGAACCATCCACGAACTTCGTTCAGTATTGGACAGGATTCGCCATACATTTCCATGCAAGGAACCTGAACTTGTACAGGGCGAGAATCAGTCTCGCCTTTTATTCCTGCAAACGGAAGCTTGATCATCAAGCGTTCTGCCCAAAAGAATGTACTGTCTTGATTGCCATCTGGAAGGAAACGAAATGTTGTAGTTTGACCTTCTTGCATATTCCAAAACGGATATATTGCATTGTCGCCGCCGCCTGTTGCGGCACCCGATGAACGGGTTTCTTGTTCTTTAAGTTTTGCTCTGATTTCTGATAATGATGCCATAGTAAATGCCTCCTGTAATAATGCCTATGCGCTTAATAAATTTTGTGCCTTGTAGCGTGTAGCACATTTATAATACTACACAATATTATTTATCTGTCAATCAAAATATTTGATTTTTATTGATAAAAAAATAAGCGTAGTGTTTCCACTACGCTTAAACTTAAACACCAGCTAGATGTTTGATCATCTCTGTTTCTGGGTGCAGTGAATTTTGTATTTTTTCTACCTGTTTCTTAGCTGTTGTTGCCTCAACTTTTTTAATAAATTCTACGGCAGGTTTTACATACTGATCGCCGTAATCTTTTTGCACCGCAGTTAAAACCGCTGTTTCGCCTTTGGGGAAGCGGCCTGTTTCTCTGTCAAAATAACTTAGAATAAATTCGCCTAATGGTGTTTTTTGAGTTTTTGACAACGTCGACGATGTTGAATCATTTGGAATTGTTGCATCGTCTTTCATAGACGCTGGTTCGTCTACATATTGAAAGTTTAACATTTTTAATGTTTGAGTATCGTTGCCGTCTATATAAGCGCCTAAATTCCTTAGATGCATAGCTGCGTCTTCGTCACCTTGCTCTGCTGCACTTTGTAATGCTTGTCCTAAAGGCGAATTGCTAGGGTCTATTGCTTTCATAGCACCCATTCCAGTTAACCCTAATAATGCAAGCATTGCCAGTTTACCTTTAATACCTTCGTCAACACCAGTATCTTCAAAAAAGCTCCTAGTTTGATCTATTTGTATTTGTGGATCGCCAAATTCGCTAGAGTTTGCAAGTTTTAAAAATTCTTTAAATGACTTGTCATTCATCACAAAGCCACCAAAGTTTGGTCTAAAATATTGCTGCATCAAATCTGGGCGTTCTTTTCTTAAAAAATTGAATAGTCTAGTGTTGCCCAATTTAAAGTAGCGAGTCATTTTTGGTTCAGGAGCCTTAACCACTCTTTTATCAACGTTTGCATATGGATTTGCTGAACCTTTTTCTTTTTCTTTATTATAATTAATTTGTTGTACTGACCCGGTGTATCCTGCAAATTCCCCGCTGGTAATTCGCACCATGTCACCTGTCTTTAATCTGTCATCTGTGCGATCGGATTGTATAGAGCCTCTGCCTACTTTTATTGTTTTTTTAACTTTAGGCAAGTACACTTCAACTGAGAGGGTGTTATCTTTTTCTGGTTTGTTTTGATCTTTTTCTGGAGCGTCTACAACTTTGATTTTGTCTCCTTTATAAGTGTTCATCCATTCAAAAAAATCTTTCAATTGATCAAATCGATTAACCACTCCTGGTTCTTTGTAAAGAACCACATTTTTAGCATTTAGAAATACTTTATCAGTTATAATTTTTTTAACAGTATTTGCAATGTCGTTTTTTGTGCTCAAATCATAATATTGTCTTAGAGAATTGCCTGCATTAACATCGGTTGGTTCGTTTGCAAAGTTTGCAAATGCAGATAGATACGTTTCTTTGTCGGCTTTTTTAGGAACAAATCGCATATAGACTGTGCCATACCCAGCTTTGTCTTCTTCGGTTACATCAGTCAATTGTGCAGTGTCTTCTCTAAACTGACCCGTTCCATCCGGCTTGACGCGGCGTTTGCGTTCAGCGTCAATTTCACTCATAGCTAGTTGGTGTGTATACGCTTGTCCTTTTTTATTTGACAAATTACTGATTCTAGCCTGATTTTTATGCATTGCGTATGCAGCATCAAGCTCATTGTCATTCATTCCCGAATACGAACTATTATTAGGAGTTGCTTCACTGACTTTCACGCAGTTGTCTACACGCTTGCCACCTTTCATTTTGGTGCCCATACGCTTGTAGCCTTTCCAGCATACTTTGCCGTCAACACCTTTTTGCTTTTCTTCGCTGAGTGTACGCCAACTTGGATTGCCGCAATCTTCGCATACGTGATCTGAAAACTGTCCCATTATATCTTCGAATGCCTGTTCTATTTCAAATTCTTCACTAGTAGGTGTAGTTCTCATTTGCGGAGTTAATTTAAGTGTAGATGTAGGTGTAGTTCTCATTTGTGGAGTTAAATTTAAAGGTTTGGGTACAGGAAGATTTGGCATCTTTTGAAGTGCCAATCTTCTTTGTAATTCACGTGCTAGTTCTGGACTCTTTGAAATTTTCATAGCATTGGCCAATTCAGCGTTGCTCATACCCATAGCCTGATATTTTAAATCAGCAGCGGTTTTTTTAGCAGCAGTTTTTGCTGCTATGTTTGCTGCTGCTGCTCTTGCTGCTTTTGCTGCCAACACTTTACCAGCACCAACGCCGCTTGCTACTTGAGCAACTGTAGCTGCTTTATCACCTATGTCCCATGCAACAGGATAATCACGTTGTGCTGCAATATCCTTTTCACGTTCTTGGCCAATTTCTTTATCCCAAGTTGTAGGATCATTCATGCCTACTAACGATCCTAAATTTTTTATACCGTAGTCTGCTGCTGCTCTGACATAGTTGCCACCGCCCATTGTAAAATTGTCCACTGCGCCACGAACTCCGGCACCCACTGCTGGGGCGTAGTCAGCACCTTTTGAGAATTTTCTACCACTTATGCCGCCGCCAATACCACCAGCTTCATTGGTTTCGTCTGTATCTAAATCTGTTTCATCTAAATCTTCAGGGCCAAGAACTTTAACTTTTGTTGCTTCTCCGATTAATTTGTAAATGTACGGAAATACATCTTTTAATTCTTCGTTGAATTGCTTGATAGTTAATTGATCTATCCAGTTTTCTGAAACGCCCTCCGGTACGTCTTCAACAACTGGTACTGTAAAGTTTTCTATTGCTTGTTTATAAAAGCCTTCTTTTTGTAAATGAATTATTTCTTTTTTGACTTCTTGTATTCGTGTATTTACAGTATCCATATATCCTGAAAGTGTTTCTGCCATTACACTGCTGCGGTTCATATACTTTTTAAATTTTTGTAATTTTGAAGCTTCGTTTGATAATCCAGAAATATATTTTCCAAAATCGTCGTATGCGTTGCCGCCTTCGCTAACATGTCTAGCCATAGCCCGTGCACCAGCAACATGATTGTATGGATATTTGAATCGTTCGCCTTCTGGAGATTCAACGTAAATTGCTTTGATTTTTTGTGATCGGCTACCAGTTGATTCTAAATTTATTGGGTGTGTGTGCTTGATTGCTAATCTAGCATTGCCAATTCGCTGGTAACTTGTTTTATTAGTACCGTACATTTTTGATTCAGCCATCGTTTCGTCTCCAAGGCGTGTTGCTGCTAAAAATTTATAATCTCTTTTATTTAAAATTGATTTGTTGATATCTCTTACATCAAAATTCAGTAAACGCTTTTTTGAAAAGACTCTAAGTTCTTTTAAAAAATTGTACCATTTATCTTGTATGTGCTCGGGCTGATTACCGACAATGTCTTTTCCAACAATAACAACTATTCCGTTGTCTTGCTCAAGACTGACACTAATTTTCTTTTCTTTTTCATCTAAAAAAGCAAAATCAAAGTATCTTGCATTGCTAGGAATATTTGTAACATTGCCTTCTTTATCACCTAAGGTGATATTAGGAAATCTTCCTCT